GATACTCTTGATTAAGAACAGTAGCAGTAATATTTCCACCCAATGAAGCGGCTGCACTAAAAGTAACAAAATCTCCTGTAAGAGCACCGTGTCCTGTGTCAGTAATAGTTACTGTAGAAGAGCCATTAGTGGCAGAAAATGTTACATCTCCTGCTGAGGTGGTAGCTCGAATCGGAGTAATATCATTGTAGGAACCACCTTCTTCTACATACCACTTTAAATTAGTTCCTATACCCATGAAATCTGTACCACCCAGATCATCCCATTGGTGTAAACTTCTTGCAGTACCGAGATAAGTACCTGAAGAATATTTTTTCCAGCCACCTATTTTTTCTGGATAGCCAGAACGAAACCGTATCTTGTCTGAATCAAACCAAGAACCTTCGGCGGTGTACTCAGTACCCTCCTTGTTGATTCCTGGTGCAAATTTAAACTTAGCTAACGGCATTATTTCTTCCTTCTTCTAGTTTTTTTCCTTCTGTTTGAACTCTTAGAAACAATTCTTAAATTTTTAGGTGAATTATTGCGTGGATTACCGTCCTTATGGTGAACATCCTTGCCATCTCCTTTTCTTATTCTTTTCTTACGCTTCATTAAGCGGTTAGCTTTATTGCGTCCAGCTCTGTTCTTTTTTTGTTTCTTTTTACTATGATACTTTTTGTACTCAGAATCATAATCTCTAGTTTTTTTGTACATAGTTAACCTGACAACATTCTATCTCTGAGTCTTTTAGCCCTATCTCCTACTTGAGAAGACCATTTTGAATCCATCATCTCATCAGCAGCACGTTCCCAATCTGAGATTTGCACAGCATTAATAAAGTTTTTAAATTTACTAAGACGAGGGTGCCCTAAATTGAAACACATATTGGCTATTACTCTTTGACGATTATCACTAAGACTTCTCCACCAAGGCTCTTTCATGTCTAATTCATCACAAACTATTTGTATGTCATTATCCAGACATTCTCTGATCCGTTGCTCAGAAACAGGAGTACCTACTGGCTTTCCGTGTTCTTCATCTTTTTCGGTTATTAAATGACCTACTCCTAACGTAGGATAGCCAAGATGATCTAAATAGATTTCATATTCAAATCCTTCATCAGCAATAAGCTCTTTCATTAACTGGTCTTTATCCATCTTCTTCCTCGTCATCAAGACTTCTGTAGTATTCAACAATCGCCAAAATATCTCTCGTATAACGCTTAATTTCTGCCATATTATTACTAATATTTTCATAGTCTTTAGTCGTAAGTGCGTAGTAAGCCTGTCTTGGAGCCTTTCCTTCTTCTACTAACTGAAGATATTCTTTCAATATTTCTGGCGTTAATATCTCCCAATCCACAGTAACCAATTGCATTTCCATTGGTAATGGTGGGTGAAACATAGGTGGTCTCTCTTCTATGTTTACTACTTCCACTGGTTTTGTTTTAGCTCCGCCAAACTGGAACATAGAGCAAGCATTTAAAGTTAATAGAATAAAAGCTATTAATAAGACTTTACTTACTTTCATTTACCCGCTCACGTTTTCGCCATCTTTTTTTTTACCCTTACCTTCTGGTTCTTCAGGCTCATCGAACTGGTTAGGATCAGTAAGTTCTACCAATCCGTCAAAAACACGCTTAGTTGCCTTATTAACCTTACCTTCCAATAACTTTGGCTTTGCCATAGCTAAAGCATCTAAGTCATGGCGAGCAAATGTCTGCTTGAGGGCATTAACCTCACGCATATTGTCTTGATTCTTCTTGGTAAGACTATCTATTTGAGCGTAGGTCTTTTGTTGTTGTGCTAAATTCTTTTTAATCTGCTCATTCTGTTTGGCGATTTCACTTTCAAGAACAATAGCATTACCCCTTAAAATAGCAATTTCATCATTAAGTTTACCAATCCAAACATAAGAGCCACTGGCTACCAGTAGTAATGCTAGTCCTAAACCTATTGATAATTTCATATATGCTCCTTAAACCTTCCCCTGCTAATTTAGAGCAGGAGCAGACTGACTCCAGACCAACAGGGGTCGGCTAGTTTGCTAATGGATTTTTATTGCCTTCTATTTGATTTTCTAATCTAACTATATCTTCTTCAGACTTTCTAACAGCTACCGATAAACCTTCAAGCTGTGCTTTCAAACTGCTTACATCAGGTATTTTTATACCATCTATTTCTTTTTCTAAATACTCAACTGAAGTTTCAATGCCTGTAAACCTTTGTTCTATCTCTTGTTGGGCATCTTCTGTTTCACCTAGCCCACCTATTTTCTTTTCTAGGTTTTCCAATCGGTTAACATAACCTGCTCCTGCGTAACCGAATCCTGCTAATGTGCTTACAATAGTTGCTAAAGCAATAAGTTGCCCTGCTTTTGATTTAAACCATTCCATATTCTTCTCCTATAGGTTAGGTTGTTGATTAACTAAACTCTGCATCATATTAAGACTTGTTCTAGCTAAACCATAAAATGCGTCTATATTGTCTGAAATTGAAGCATCCGCATAAATTGCTCTAGGCTCATACCATGTTTCAGCTTGAGGAATAGTAGCTTCTCTATACGCATCAAAACCAGGAACATAACCTAAAAATGCTACTAGAGTTGACTCATCACCATACTGCCCTGTTTCCTCTTGAGTTGCTTGTCCTTCTTCTTGTTGTTCTTTTATATTATCAGCAATTATTTGATCTGCTATTTGGTCTGCTTCTGATGCGGTCATTACACCTGATACGGCAGTGTCTATTTCTCCTTGCATATCGGTTACTTGCACATCTGCCATAACCACTTGGGGAGTAGAATCAAACGTGGGCATAGGGGTTATTACTGTAGTTACATTACTAACTGTTTGGGTACTGCCACCCATGCCACTAGCTGAACCCATATCCTGATTCAAACTTAATACTGTATTCGTTTGTACTTGTGCAGTTTGTATCTGGTCTGAAATACTAGGAGAACTACTGGTAGAAAACCCACCACCAGATGCTGAACTAGCTACTGCTGTAGTAGTGGTGTTGCCCACTGAACCAGTTGTACCTGAAGAACTGCCATAACCAGAGGTACTACCCCCTGAACTTGTAGAACCCCAGCCGCCTGTGCGGGCTGTTGTACCTGCTGTAGTCCCTGAAACGCTATTAGAAGCTGCCTGTATGGTACTAGCAACTACGTTTAATTGAGCAGCAGTTATTCCTCCTTTCCTTTCTTCTTCTTCTTCAGCTACTAAGGCTTCTCTTTCTTCTAAGATTTCTTCTTCCGCTTCTGCTAATCTTTCTTCCTCTATATCTTCAAAGATTTCTTCCACCACTTCTTCTTCAAATACTTCTTCTATAAATTCTTCTTCAGGTTCTTCTAATATTTCTTCAATTTCAACTACTAATTCTTCTTCAAAGATTTCTTCTTCTTCTAATTGTGCAAGTTCTTCTTCATACCACTCGTCCAGTTCTTCTACGGTTTCAAATTCTATGTAGGCATCTACTTCTTCATGGTCTGCTATTAAAACTGTTTCATGGAGAATAAAGTCATCTAATAGTTCCTCGCTGGTATCAAAAGGTAAAGGATCGTGTTCAAAGTCATCATAAGAAACTAAATAAACTTCTTCTATATATTCATAAGTTTCTACAAACTCATCATAAATATCCATTTGCTGATCTAATTCTTCCCAAGTATCTAAAGGAGAAGTCTCCCACTCTATCCAACCTTCATTATCAAAAGTTACATCTGTTCCATACCATTCATCTACTTGTGTCTGTCCAAATTCTTGTAGGTCAATTTCGTACCATTCGGCATCAGTAAAATACATATCTGCGTATGGGTCATCATCAATCCAATACTCATCTTCATAGCCATACTCATCTTCATAGCCGTAGTTTTCTTCATAGCCGTAGTCAAATTGTTCTTCTTCAACGTAATAAGCGACAGAGGCTTCAGTCGTATAACCAGCACAGGAAGGACTGTATTGAGGATCATCTTCGCACTGTTGGTCATCATAAGCACTCCAGTAAGAAGGACACTCCTGACTATAAAGCTGAGTGATATTACATTGTTGCGTTAAATAAGCTGCTGCGTAACCATCACAACTTTCACTATGTAAAGAATTTAATGCACATTGTTGAACCAGATAAGCTGCTGCGTAACCAGCACAATTTACTGAAGTTAAAGGAGTAGTTGCACAAGCCGATTGATCTGTGCCATCTCCATACAACGAACCACCATCTTCCAATAAGGTATTTACCGCATTACTACTGGAGTTCCAATCATAACTAACACAAGTTCCAGCTATGTTAGTCGTTCCTGTATTACATTCGTCAAAGAAATGGTATGTGTAAGTCTGTGAGGTACTGCCCTGTTCTCCTATCAAGACATCATGGGAGATAATGTCTAATTCGCCATAACGATACTCATAAGTGTCGTTGGGGTATAACCAGACTTCTATGCTGTTATCGGAATTAGCACGATTGTATTCCCTCATGTTATACCAACCAAAAATGGTGTAGTCCTCAAAGGCTTTGGCTCTCATAGCTGAACCGCCATCTTTTATCAAGTCAGTCCAGAATGGAAATAAAGTATTAGTGTATTGAGGCAACGGATCAGGTGTGTAATCCCCACAATAACTGCCTGTCAAATTAAAATGCAAACAACCATTAGTAGCCATTCTCGCTTTGGTAAAGTCATTACCATAAAAGGTAAAGGTAAAGCCTAAGTCAAAGGCTCCCGAAACTGAATCATCATTTGAACCTAACCCTGTTGACCCTGCTGAATTAGTTTGCAAATCGTATAAAGGCTGGTTGCCTTCATAAATATAGTCAGCTTTAAGCTGATTAACACCTAACGCAAAAACACCAGCTAAAATTAAACTGGCTGCAAAACACCAAGTCAATCCATTATCTTTAGCTTTAGTTCGTGGCGTTTTTGTTCCATTCATTTACGCAATCCCACCTACTTCTTTTAAGACCATCTAAGTTTCCTTGCACATGCTTAGTGTCTTTACATGCTTTAATAAACTGTTTTCTTTTCATCTTGTAATCAGGTCTTGCAGTTCTGTCTGCTTTCCAACCTTCTGAGGCTTC